CTGGCTTACGGCACGACTGAGGCATCTTCTGGTGGCACTGACCCCGGCTCGACCATCTTGCGTGCGGCCTACACCAGCCGCTACGGCGTCATGCTGGCCAGCGGTAACTTGTGGGTATGGGGGTCTAACTTTGGTGGCGGCGCAGCGGGTGCAGCTTGGACGGCCAACACCGGTGGGCGCGGCTCGACGTATCAGATGGAAAACGCCGTGCGATTCGGGGGCGCCTGGGACGGTGGCGCGAACTCCGGTTCCCGCTGCTCGCTCTGGAACCTCTCGCCCTCGGACTCGTTCAGCGTCCTCTCTGCTCGCGGCGTCTGTGACCACCTGATTCTTGACTGAGCAGGCGAAAGCCTGCGGATTATTTTTTAAAGTGAACCATGACCCCAGATAAAGACGCTGCCCAAAGCTACGCGCAGATGGCCATTGTGGAGCGGTACGAGACCGTGATCTCTTACCTCTACCCGATTGCCCAAAGCCTGCCGCGCAAGCATGGCGTTGTGCGCGATATGTTTTTGCAATGCCTGTTGGGTCAGGTTCAACTGTTTGTGGAGGCGGGAAAGTCCAACCAGGTGTCCCGCCTTTACGTCGCAGACGCGGGCTTGGCCCATTTGCGATTTTGGCTGCGGTTTTTGCTGGGCAGCCAGGTCAAGGGCATCACCTCTCACCAAGTTGAGACAGCGCAGACGCTGATCGCCGAGGTGGGTCGCATGCTTGGCGCTTGGGTGCAACAGCACAAACGCAGGGGGCCACATGGGTAACAACGCCGTGCTATTCGGGGGCAACTGGGACAATGGCGCGAACTCCGGTTCCCGCTGCTCGAACTGGAACAACTCGCCCACGAACTCGAACAGCAACATCTCTGCTCGCGGCGTCTGTGAGGACATTGAACCGGTATTTAAAGCGCTCTGCCAGTGCCACGGCTTGGCAGGCCGGCCAACTTATATGTGGTCAGCCGTGTGGTCCTGCTTCGGCAAACACCTTTGGGGGTTCGGAAAAACGACGAGTAGCCAGCGCAAGCGGGTGAAAGTCGTGTCCGGCTTTGTGGGGGCGTGCCATGGGTAAAAAGTACAAACGATTGATCGAGCAAGTGGCCGACATCGACAACCTGCGCTTAGCGTATGCCAACACCGCGCGCGCCAAGCGCATGACGTGGGGCTACCTCGAATTCAAAGAGTACGCCGAGTCCAACCTGCGCCGGCTGCGTGACGAAATCTTGAGCGGCGCATGGGTGCAGGGCGAGTACCGCCAGTTCACCGTTTATGAGCCCAAGGCGCGTCTGATCTCAGCACTCGACTTCAAAGACCGGCTGGCCCAACACGCGCTTGTCAATGTCATCGGTCCCATTTTTGAGAAAACCTTGCTGCCCGGCACTTACGCCTGCCGCCCCGGCATGGGCACGCATGCGGGGGTGCGGCATGTGCAGTCGGGTCTTCGGCGCACGGGTGCTACGCATTTTCTCAAAACGGATTACAGCAAGTTTTTCCCTAGCGTCAACCTCGCTGTGTTGCATGAACTCATCGACCGCAAAATATCATGCCGCGCCACCAATGAGCTGATTGCCGCCATGGTGCCGCGCACCGGCTTTGGCCTGCCCATCGGTAGCCTGACAAGCCAGCTCTTTGCCAACGTCTACGGCGGCGAAACCGACCGATTCATTCACTTCAAACTGGGCGCGAAAGAGTGGACGCGCTACATGGACGACATCGTGATTTTGTCCAGCAACCCCTACGAGCTGCGCGACTGGTTTGAGGACATTCAGCAGTTCAGCCTAGACCGGCTGGGTATGCGCATCAGCCATTGGCATGTAGCGCCCATTCAGCGGGGCATCAACTTCTTGGGCTACCGCATTTGGCCGCGCCACAAGCTGCTACGCAAGCAATCCGTGACCACTGCCAAACGCAAGATCGCCCGCCTCAAGCGGCTTGGCGACGAAGACGGCTTGACCCGATTTTTAGCGTCTTGGAAGGGCCACGCAGCCCACGCCGACACGTGCAACCTCTTTAACCACTTGGAGAAACAACATGCAATCCACTGTCATTAACACCCGCGACGATCTGGACGCCATTGCAGGCACGCCAGCACACGCCGCATTCATGCAGCGCCTGCGCGGCTCGATGACGCAGCAGCAAGACACCGCCGTGCGGCCCGAAGGCTACGGCCAGCCGGGTTACGACGGCGTGGTTATTGCGCCTGTTTGGGAAGACGTTGAAGACCTGACGGCGATTACCGCTTTTGGCTTTATCAAGGCTGATTTTGCTGGTGAGACGGCGCAAGGCAGCCATGTTTGAGCTGCTGTACTTGGCCTTGTTTGGCTTTGGGATTACTTATGCGTTGTGGCTGTTTTTCTTGGCCGTGATGAATTTAAAGCAGGCGCGTGACGAAGGCTTGCTGAACAAGACAGCGCTCACGCTGGGGTATCCGATCTTGGTGATTGGCTACCTGCTGGATGCGCTTGTCAATGTGTCTGTGATGACGCTGCTGTTTCTTGAAATACCGCAAGAGCTGACCGTGACCTCGCGTTTGAAGCGGCACATCAACACTGGCAGCGGGTGGCGGTTGAATCTAGCAAGCTGGTTCAAACCCCTGCTCAATCCATTTGACGCCGGGCATATTTAAACGCCAGCACACCACCGATTAAAAAAGAAAGTCAATATGACCATTCCAGAAGACAGCGGCGCAAGAATCTCGGTCGATTTTAAGATTCCGCTTTGGGGGTTGCTTTGCACTGCCGCTGTGGGCTCTCTCATGATTGCGGGCCTTTACTTCAACGTCCAAGGGTTGACTATCGCAGTGACAGAGCTGCAAGTCACCGTCAAGGCCGGGAACGCAGCCTTGGTCAACGTGGCATCTGAAAACGCCATGCAGAACTTTCGTCTAGGTGCGATTGAGGCTGAGCAAGCGCGCATGAATGAGCTTCTTCGAACTGCGCGAATAAAAGGGGGCACATGATGCAAGCAATCCCAAATTGGAAACAGTGCTGGCGCATGCTGAGCGTGCAGGCCATGACCCTGGCTGGCGCAATTCAAGGTGCTTGGCTTTTTATTCCTGAGGACCTAAAAGCCAGCATCCCGGACAATGTTGTGCAATGGGTGACGCTGTCTTTGCTAAGTCTTGGGGTACTTGGGCGGCTAGTTAAGCAAGACAAGGTGGGATCGTGAACTTATCCCCCCACTTCACGCTGGCCGAGCTGGTGGCCAGCAACAAAGCCCGCCAACTTGGGCTCGACAACACCCCGCCCCCTGAATTGATGCCGCGCATGATCCTGCTGGCCGAGATGCTGGAGCGCATCCGCAGCACGCTGAATGTGCCGATTACCGTGACCAGCGGCTACCGATCCCGCCCGTTAAATCAGGCTGTCGGCGGCGTCACCAGCTCAGACCACACCCAAGGCCACGCCGCTGACATCGTGGCCCCGCGCTACGGCACGGCCTACCAGGTCGCCAAGACGCTGGCGCCGCTGGTCAGCACCCTCGGTATCGGCCAGCTGATCCTCGAAGGCATACGCGGCAAGCAATGGATCCACGTATCCACCCGCACGCCCGAGGTGATGGGCAACCGCGTCATCACCATCACCGACACCGGTAAGCAGTTTGGCATCCAGGAGCTGGCGTGAGCGCGCTGATGTGGCTAAACCCGGGCCGCTGGCTGCTGTACGGCGCGCTGGTGGCCGCGCTGCTGCTGGGCGTGCACACGCTCGACACGTCACGCCAGGCTATTGGCTACGACCGAGCAAAATCAAAATGGGACGCCGACAAGTTGTCGCAAGCAAATGCAACATTGAAAGCCAGCGAAGCGGCACGAGCCGTGGAAAAAGCTCTGCAAGACAAAGTAACGAAAGCACAAGATGAAGCCAAGAAACGCGAAACCAAACTTTCGGCTGATGCTGCTACTGCCCGTCTTATTAATGACGGCTTGCGCGACGACCTCGCCGCAATCAGCCGCCGAATCCCCTCGCTTACCCGAGATGCCGTCGATCAGTACGCCACAAATTCAACCGAGCTACTCGGAGAGTGCAGCGCAGCTTATCAAGACATGGCAGCAACGGCTGATCGGCACGCCTCAGACGCAATGACGCTGCAAAAGGCGTGGCCGCGATAGGGGCCTGTGTAAATTTCGGTGTAATTTGGTGCAATTCAGCACCTTTCCAAGCCATCCACAATAGTGCCGCTCATTGGTAAACCCTCTGATAATTTGGCCCCCACACGCATTCACACTGCAAGGGTCGCAAGTTCGAAACTTGCATCTCCCACCAATGAAAACCAGTCAATCAATTGACGCAAACACCAGCCCTGTGTAATTGGCTGGTGTAATTTAGCCAAAAGTCTTGTTCAAGCCAGCCCGCAGAGTGTCGACTTGCAAGTGCGCGTAATGCGCTTGTGTGACTGAAACAGTCGAATGTCCAAGGATGCGGCTGACCACATACAAATCAACCCCGGCCTGGATCATCATCGTCCCGCACGATCGCCGTAAATCGTGGAAGGTGACGTCCGGCATGCCCGCTGCAATTCGTGCCCGGTTAAATCCAGACTTCAAACCCTCGAAATTTATTTTTATCGGCACAGCTTGCAGCCAAGGGCGCAACGGCGCGACGATTGGAATCACTCTAGTGCGCAGCGTTTTCGTGTTGGTGGCGCGTATCGTGATGCTGTCCGGGCCAATATCATCAGCCTGCAAACTTAAAACTTCTCCACGCCTACAACCAGTGAATAGGGAAATCCACATTGCGGCGCGCACCTGCTGGCTGGCGTGCTCTGACAGTGCTTTGACCTGTTCCAGCGTCATGACCGTATGGCGGGCGTTGTTGACGCTTAATGACTTGATGCGCAGGCCGTAATTTTCTACCGTCAGACCTTGCTCCCATGCCAGCGACAGGCTTTTTTTGGCGATGGCCAAGCTCCGGTTGATGGTGCCGGCAGCGTAAACCGACCGAGTGTCACGAATGAAGTGCTGCGCAAACTCGCTGGCTTGGCTGGCCTTGTATTTCTGCGCCCAAGGAGACAAGCGGCGCGCGTGGTGCATAGATGACACTTCGCTTCGCAAATGCTTGGCATGCGCCTCGTAGAGCGTCAGCACGGCCATCATGGGCATGTCTCCGGGAATGTGTATCTGCTTTGGATTTTTGACCAGTGCCGCCCTGAGTTCAGCCTGGGCTAGCTTGGCATTACCCTGAGTTGTACCTTCCGGCATGATTCGATGAATGCGCTGTCCTTCAACCATGATCCCGACATGGGTGCGGCCTTGCTTGTCTTGCCAGATTGACATTGATTTACCTTTAGCCACGCCTTGCACTCGGCCAAGTTGTAGCGTTTTGCACGTATCCCGACGGGTGTAAATGGTAGCCCATCTTGCTCAAGCCTGCGGATTGTTGATTCGCTGACGCCTAGTTCCGCGCAAATTTGCTGGCGATTTAGTTCGCTCACGGCTTACCCTTTATTGTTGCAATGCCGCCCAAATAAAATCGGTAAAAGCTGATACCAGCATCGACCTCAAAGTGGGGTGTTGGGTATTGTGGTTTGGCTGAAATTTTTTTCATTGCTTATCCCTTAAAGGGTGATGACCTCAACGTCATGCGGGCGGCGCTTGCCGCTCATGATCTCTCGCAGGCGGCGTTCGGTGTCACGGTGGCACTGCACCATGGTGCGCTCGGGCAGGGCGGCAAGCACGGCGCTGTAGTCGGCCAATATGCCGCGCATGGCTTTGATGCCTAGGCCGTCCAGCCTAATCTGCCCGCCTGCCATGTTGCGTTTGCCAGCGTTGGCCATGGCTGTGATGGCGTCCAGCAGCAGGCCGCCGGCATCAACCACTTGGCCCTGCACAATCAATGTTTCCATCAGGTTGACGGCGTCACTGCACACACGCCAGTCGTCGGTGGTTGGCTGCTGGCCCTGCTCCAGCGCGGCCAGGCCCTGGTACATGGAGGTAAGCTGGTGCAAACGAAAAGGCTCGGGCATGGGTTGCGTTGGGCTGGCCATGAGCACGCGTAGCACGCTGTAAGTGGGCCGCTGTTTTTGGTGTTTTCGGCGGGTCATTTCGTGCCTTTCTGCTGCACGGCGGCGTCAACATCATCAAGGCACAGCGAAACCGCCGCTGCTTCATGCGATCTAATCATGATGCAAAAATCGTTTTTATCTCCGCCTTCCGTGCCATTGTCAAATGCGATTCTTGTTGCGTCCACAAGGGGAGTTAATACGGCGAGAAAATCTTTTAGCTCCTCAATCTCCTTGGCTTGTCGCATTAGTTCTACCCGCGCAATATCAACAAGCCTGATACCGTACATTGCGTAGTCATCTTGCAGTGCTTCTGCAAGTGATGTCACGATTGCGCCTCCGTCACGTTCTGATCAGCCCGATAAACCCGCGTCTTGCCCATCAACGATGGCAGCGCTAAAAAGTCCAAGCTGCCTGGCCTGCCCTGGTATGGCTTTAGCTCTGCGCCGCTGTAGTGGCCTGACGTGCGCGGCGTGGTGTTGGCGGCTGCAGCGCGTGCGCCCACTCGGCGATGTTTGGTAGGCGAAAAAAAGGCAAGGCCTGTTCCCGGCTCAAATGCGGCGCTGTCTTTGATGACCAGCTTGACGCCCTTGGCGGGGCGATGCTCGTGGGCTTTGAGCGCCTTGGGGTTGGTGTTGGGGGTTTTCATGTTTCGATTTCCACCTTGACGTTTTTCAGCCCGGCGTCATGCGCCCAAAACTCGCCCATCACCAGCTGCTGCAGGTGCTTGATGCCGTCTAAGTTGTGCAGCACCGCGTCGGCTGCAAAGGCAGCGCCCGAAACCTCGCTGATGTGTGCGCCGCTGGCCACCTCAACGCCTGGCCGGGTGACTTGCCAGATCAGCCCGCCGTAGCGCCTGACCAAGTCAGCTTCGTTGTCAAACCGCACGTCAGTAATCACGATGCGCGTGGCGCTGCGGTCGCCAAAAGACTCGTGCACGATGCTGCTTGTTTTGCTGATCCAGTAATCCAGCCTTTGCTTGCGGCGATAGTCTGTGCCCCACCATTGCAAGATCTGGCGGGGGCTGCGCGGCACCTCATCGCTTATGCAGCCGACGGCGTCAAGCTGTTGCACGGTGATGCGGTCAACAAACGCCTGGTCAGCGCATTTGTTCAATGCCAGGCAGCTCATGGGGTGTTCTTTTGTTTCGCGCCGGGTGAGGTACATCGGGTCAACGCCAAAGGCTCTGCACACCTCGGCGCGCAGCGGGTCGGCAAAGGCCATTTTTTTAAAGCCGGCGTGGGTCACCAGCAGGTCGGCAACGGTGTCTTTGCCGCAGCCGGCGGGGCCTGTGAGGCCGATTAAAACGTGAGGTTTGGTCATGGTGGTTTAAGGGCGTTTAAGGGCGTTTAGGGGCGTTTAGGGGCGTTTAGGGGTCTTGAAAATTAAAACTGCAGCTCGGGCTCTTGCGCGTTGACTGGCGTCGTTTGCACTTCAACAAAGTCGGCCACGCCGCTCATGTGCAGCGCGGCTGTGGCAATGTGCACGGTGACGACTGCGCCTTTCCTGAGGCCCTTGGCGTAGGCCTGGGCGGCTAAGGCGTCGGCAAAAAAATACTGCGCATGCACCGGGCGTTTGGTGCTTGTCAGCAGGTGCAGGCAAACGGCGGGTCGCATCGTGCCCAACTTGTCGCACGGCACTTGGCGCATTTCGGCGTGACGCGTCAATGTGCCTTCAAAGCTCATGTAGTCAGGTGTCGGCATACAGGACCCTGTAGCGGGCGTAGGTGCTTTGCCAAATAGCGGACTCTAAGCTGCCCGGCGGGTGTGGATTGGGGCAAGGCGGCCACTGCGGTTGCTTGAGTTCATGCGCCGCAGCCATCATCGCCGCCTGGCGAATCAAGTAGTGAGCGTTGTCATGCGGGCTCTCGGCATCAGCGGCCAGCGGCTTGCCATTGATCGCATCAAAAACCGCGCCGAGCAGCCGAATGGCAAGGTGCATCACACACAGCACCACCACAATAATGATCAGCGCCAACACAAAAGCTGTGAACCAGTGCAGCGCGCTCATGGCCGGCCACCAGCCACTGCCACCACCCCGCGCCGGGTGGTGCAAACCAGGTGGCCCTCGACGGTCCACCGTGCCTCGCTATTCGGGCCGCGCTCTTGGCTGCACAGGGCCTGCGCTGCGGCCTCGCGCCGGGCTGTGCCTGCTTGGCTGGCTTGCAGGTCTTTGAGGGCTTGGGACTGGTCCCATTCGGCGCGCATGTCGTCGGGGCCATCGAGCAGGTGGGCAGTGCCCAGCACCAGGGCCAGCAGCAGCGCCATGGCGGTGTTGACCGCGGTGTTCATGCCGGCACCTTGCGGCAAAAGCCAATGCCAAATGCGCCGCGCGCGGCGCTAAACCAAAATCCTGCGGGCCTGCTTAACTGGCCAGCAAATGGGAAGTAGCGCGAGAGGCGCTTGGTGGTGATGACTTGCATTTTTCACTCCTTGCCCGCCTGGATGGTGGGGTTGAGCGAATAATAAGCGAGACGCTTTTGAATTGTCAAGCGTTACGCTTAATTATTTTTAGAAGCTGGAATCGTGGGGTGTCTCAGGCAGTAGACATCAATGCTTTCCCCATGCTCCGGGCGCTACACGTAAAAAAACCCGCGCGTGCGGGCTATTTTTGATCGATGGATGTTGTCAAGCGCCATTCATAGCGCTTGTCTGGCGAAGGTGTAGCTGGTTCCCGCCTTCCCGGCGCAGTATTATGCCGATTGCCAGCCTGCTCATCGGCTCAGTTGCCTTTACTCCACACTTCGGGCATGCGCCCGCAGAGTCGCTGATTTGAGCGTTGCATTCTTTGCATTTGATCAGGGCCAATCGCTATCTCCTGCTTGATGTTTAGCGCCGATTGAAGGTTAGCACAATGGCGCTGGTGTTAGTTTTCTGTTCCATTTTTGGCTGGTTCAGCAACCGTATCAAGGAGCCGTGTGGCCAGATTTAACTGGTCATCACTCATAGCCTCCATGACGGCCATGGCTGCGGTTAGCCTTCTATTTCGATTGGTATGCGTCACCTGTTGGTTGTCCATCCACCCACGATCCTTGCAGCATCCAGCTTCGATCTTTCGCGCCAGTAGATTGCCAATTTGCCGCACCTTTCCGGTCTTGCTGTCCTTGGCACCATTTAGTATTTGGCTGAGGTAGACGGGCTGGGTGTTGGCCAGATCGGCGACCCTGTCCTGGGTACCAAACTCTGCCACCAGCAGCCTTAAATTTTCAAGGCGAATTTCGTCAACTGTTTTCATGCGAACATTAAAAGCGACGTGCTTAAAAAAAAGAATGAGCGGTACGCTTGCAATTTGTTAAGCGGTGCGCTTATACTTGCGAAATGAAGCTCTCTCAATTTATTGAAGTCCACGGTCAGCAAACAAAACTGGCGCGTGAAATCGCCGCGCAGCCGCAGCTTGTATGGCAGTGGGCTAGGGGCGTGCGACCTGTACCTATCGAGCGCTGCGTCGCCATCGAGCGGGCAACCGGCGGCGCGGTGACCCGGCAAGACCTGCGCCCAGACGACTGGCAATCTATCTGGCCCGAGCTGGCGCAGGAACAAGGCAACCCCGCAGCCCAACAAATACAAGCGCAGCCAGCTACTGAAGTTGTAGCGGCTGGGGGTGCCTGAGATGTCTGGCCAATCACTTAAAAAGCAATTGATGCGCATTGAACCCTCGCCCGCAGCCGTAGCTTTGGCTGGCTGGCTGGCTCGCCCTCTGTTTAGTCTTTCGCGGGCCGGGCGCTTGCAAGTATCGACACGCCAGCGGCCAGATCTGAAAGCATGGTTGCGGCCATGGGCGAGATCCCAGGCGAGGCGGCGCAGGCTTGCATGGCTTTCGCAAATTGATCGGCTGCTGCTGGATTCAGTGCCCCAACAGACACCGTCAGCAGGCGCAATACCTCTTGAACCACGTTGATGACTTCGGTTTGTTCTTTGTTCATGGGTGCCCCTTTCAGTGGCTCTGGTTGGGTGAGACCGCCATTGTCTGCTGATTGGGGCGCTCACCCTGTTGAAAGTTGATGTCATGAAGATAAGTATCGAAGTTCCAAGCCAGCTTGCCTACGGCGAAGACGAGGCTGCGCCGCCCATTGCGCACGGCTTTGATGTGTCTGATGCGGCCTACCACACCGCACACAATTACCCAGGCGGCATAGCTGCCTTGGCGGTGCGCATGCGCATGGTGGCCAGCACCCTTGACAAAAAGGTTAACCCAAACAACGAAACCCATCTGCTCACGCTGCGCGAGTCGGTAGCACTGCAAGAGATGACCGGCGACGTGGCCGTGTTGCAGGCCATGGCTGTCACGTTGGGCTACACCTGTGTGAAGGCTATACCAGCAGCCAGCGATGATCCACTCGTGGTGCATTGGCACCTGGCAGCGGCCATGGCAGACCTACAGCACGCCGTGGCCGATGCCATGACGCAAGGTGTTAGCAAAAACTCACTGCGCCGCTGCGACACCATAGGCGCCGACGCCATGAGCGCCATCAACAACATGCTGGCCGTGCTACGCGCCAGGCTACCAGCGCCTCGCGCATGAGCCAGCGGCCATTGCGCCCCTTCCCCCCAAGTGTGAAGGCATCAAGCGCGCACTCGCAGCAGTTCACTTCGGGTGAACATGGGGTACCCCCCGGGTTAGGTACTTCCCCCGCTCCTAGCGGTGAGGGTAATTCGAACCCCGTTTGGTGTGTAGATAGCGAGAGGTGCGCATAGTGAACTGGGCAAATTATGACGACGTGATGGCTCAGTTCCAAGCGGCTGGTCTGCTGGTCGACGACATTGAGGTCGGGCGTATTCGGCGTTGCAAGGTCGACGGCGACCGGGAAAAGCGTGGCTGGTACAACGTGCATGAGCTCCGGTTGGACGCAGGCGACATGGTGCTGGTCGGCTCATACGGCCAGTGGCGCGGTGCGGCCAGCAATTCGGAAAAGATTGATCTGGCCAGTTGGCTCAAAGGCCAAAAGCGGGCGCCGATAACAGACGAGCAGCGTGCCGCCATGAAGGCGCGGATTGACGAGGACCGAAAGACGGCCGAGCGCATCCGCAAGGGCGCTGCTGCCAAGGCCGCGCTGATGGCACAGCACGCCTGGACCATGATGCTGCGCGAAGGTGAGAGCCCGTACCTCAAGCGCAAGGGCGTGCAGGCGCACGGCGTGCGGTTCTCGCGCAACGGTAAAGAGGTGATCGTGCCGATGCTCGACACCACCGGCCGCATTCACGGCCTGCAGCGCATTTATCCGGACAAGTCCAAAGGCCGCGACAAAGACTTCTGGCCTGCTGGCCTGGCCAAGCAGGGCCACTTTTTTCAGATGGGGCCGCAGCCTACCGGTGTGCTGCTGGTGACTGAAGGCTACGCAACTGCCGCCAGTTTGTTCGAAGCCTCGGGCTGGCCGACCTTTGTGGCGTGGGATGCGGGCAACCTGCAGCCGGTCGCCCAGGCGCTGGCCAAGCGCTACAAAAACACCCGCGTGCTGATCTGCGCTGATGACGACTACCTGACCGAAGGCAACCCCGGCGTCAGCAAGGCATCAGCTGCCGCGCTGGCCGTGGGCGGCGCATGGGTGGCGCCGGTGTTCGCGGCTGAACGCGACGGCAAAAAGATCAGCGACTTCAACGACCTGCACGCCATCGAGGGCCTGCACCAGGTGCGCGCCCAGGTCGAGGCCAAGCTCCGGCAACTGGGTTGGGGCGAAACCGTTGCCCCGCGCTCGCCGCCGCCTCAAGGGGAGGGGGGTGACGACAATGGCGACCTTAAAAATATCGAATCCGTTGAAGAGCTTTTTGAGCGATTCAGCTTGGTTTATGAAATGCCCGACGCCGTTTTTGACGGCGCTGAGCATAAGCTGGTGCCGATTGCAGGTGCCCGCAACATCAGCAACCGGCCGATGTTTAAACAGTGGATTGAAAGCCCGAACAAACGCGTTGTGCGCAGCTGCGAGGTTGGCTTTGACCCGGGCGAGCGTGACGCCACCATCAAGTGCAATTTGTGGGGCGGCTGGCCCACCGAGGCCAAAGCTGGCGACTGCGACACCCTGCTAGACCTGCTGCACCATCTATGCAGCGGCGAAAGCAATGTCGATGAGATTTATAACTGGGTCTTGAAGTGGCTGGCCTACCCGATTCAGTTCCCCGGCGCAAAAATGAAGACTGCGTTGGTTTTTCATGGGCCACAGGGCGTTGGAAAAAACATATTCTTTGAAGCCATCATGGCCATGTACGGCGAGTACGGGCGCATCATCGACCAGGCAGCGGTAGAAGACAAGTTCAACGACTGGGCGAGCCGCAAATTGTTTTTAATTGCCGACGAGGTCGTGGCGAGAGCCGAGTTGTGGCACACCAAAAACAAACTCAAAGGCATCATCACCGGCGAGTGGATCCGCATCAACCCCAAAAACATGGGCGCGCACGACGAGCGCAACCACGTCAATATGGTGTTTTTGTCCAATGAGACAAAACCTGTGGTGCTTGAAGACGACGACCGCCGCTATGCCGTAGTGTGGACGCCAGCCAAGCTAGACGCCGCGTACTACGAAACCGTCAGGTTGGAGATAGAGGCCGGCGGCATCGAGGCGCTGCACCATTACCTAAAAACGCTGCCACTTGGCGACTTCAAGCCCTGGACTCAGCCGCCGATGACCGAAAGCAAAGCTGCCCTGGTCGAGGCCAGCCGGGACAGCGCTGGCGTTTTCTGGCGTGAGTACATTGACCGGCGCCTACCCCTACCGCTCAAGCCCTTCAGAGGCGAAGACCTGTTTGAGGCCTACCGGCACTGGTGCCAAAAGGTCAACAGCAAAGCGCCCAGCCTGAACACCTTTATTTGCGAGACCACCAAACGCCCTGGCGTATTGCGTGTGCGTAAGCGCCATTACACCGGCTCGGGCATCAGCCAAATGCAAAGCACCATTTTGTTCCCGCCTGGCGTGGCCACAGATGGCAGCATTCGAGAGCTCAGCGACGAGCTGCAACTATTCAAAGAGGCGGTAAGAGACTGGAAGCATGCCGACAGCCCATACCGGGAGGCGACAGCATGATCAAACCACGCCAAAACTGTGCAGGGTGTGCAGGGTATTTAGACACCCCTGCACACCCATCCTGCACAGTGTTAGGCCGCATGGATGCTAGGTTTTTTGGAGCTGTGCAGGGTGTGCAGGGCTTTTCCTCGCGGGCGTGTATCAAGTTTAAAGCGCCGCCCCATGAGGCCATACACACCAACTCACGCGCGCACGTGATTAATACCTACACACCCTGCACAGTAGTAAAGAATGTAGAAGGCATGCGGCCTAACGGTGTGCAGGATGGGTGTGCAGGACCTGCCCAAAGTCCTGCACACCCCTGCACACCCCGGTTTTTAAAGGCTGCACCATGACCACCATCGCCCTCAGCTTCACTGGCATTGAAAAAGTACGCGCCCAACTGGCCCGGCTTAGCGGCCCCCAGGCGCGTGAGGCCATGGCCAAAGCCCTCAACGACACCGCCTTTCAGGTGCGCCGCACCATGCAGGCAGAATTCTCAGGCAAGTTTGACCGCGTCACACCCTACGTCCTGCGCAGCGTCCAATTCAAAGGCGCTACGCCTGAAGCGCTCAGCGCCACCGTGGCGCCCACTTATTACGGCGGCAAGGGGGTAGACCCCCAGCGGATCCTGAAAGCGCAGGAAGCGGGCGGCAGCCGCCGCGACAAGCGCTCTGAAGTCGCCCTGCGCCGCGTCGGCATCCTGCCCACCGGCTACCAAACCGTCATCCCACGCGATGCTTTCCCCGGCAGCGCCGACGTTTACGGCAACCTCAAAGGCAGCTTCATCACCCAGCTCATCAGCTACTTTCAGGCTTTCGGCGAGCAAGGCTTTCGCGCCAACGCCACCGACAGGCGCAAAAAATCCATTGGCAAAGGCACGGCCAAAACCGAAGGCCGACGCTACTTTGTCAGTTACGGCAAGCTGCGCGGCAACCGCTCCAGCCACCTGGCGCCCGGCATTTGGGCCGCATCAGGTACCCACGGCAGCAACGTGCGCCCGGTGCTCATGTTCGTCAAAGCCGGGCGCTACAAGCCGCTGATCGCCATGGAAGGCATCGCCAAAAAAGCGGGAGCCGAAGAATACCTGGCCCGCCGCCTGCGCTTTCGCATTCGCCAGGCGGCGGAGGCGCTGGGATGACGCCAAACCTTCACTTGGGCTACATTCCACCCGTCAACGCAAAAAAAGCGTTGATCGGGTTTTGCAGCCCGTGTAACCGCTGCGACGCAAGCCGCAGTTCTCCCGCAGATCGTGCGGCTTCGTTGTCTGTGCCTCCAGTTTTGGTGGCTCGGACGGGAGGCCTCAGGGCCTGCCGGTTCGCGCAAGCGGTTCCCGGTCTGCAAACCCGTTCGAGTCACCGCCCCCTTTTTGCAGAGGGTGCGGTGGTTTTTGCAAACCGAACCACTTGGAGGCCACACATGGCAAACCCCGCACCCGCGCAAGACCTTGGCGCACACCTCACCATCAAACCTTTACAGTCCTGCGCCGAATGGCTAGGCACCCGCGCCCAGTTAGAGGCTGAGGGCTTTATCCCACCCGGCACTGCGTGGCCACAGGGCCACAAACCCACCCGCTTTGAAACCACCGCCAACTTGTTTTGCCTGTACCTGCGCAGTACCCACAGCGCAGCCTGCAGCGAGCCAATTTACAAAGTCTACCAATACAGCCACGCGGGACCCAACTGCCTGCGCATCAGAATTAACGCCAAGTTGCGCGAGCTGGCCGTGTTGGCCAGCTTTGGCTCAGAAAAGTGGAGCGCCGACAACAAGCGCTTCTACCAGGCCCGTGGGGACGCTGGCTTTCAAGCCTTTAAACGCGCCTTGCTAGGCCAAAAAAAGCCGGGCCGCAAGCCCAGCAACACCACAAGCAACACAACACCAGGAGCCAGCCATGTCTGAAATGATCGAACTCACCGTTATTAACGGCACGCCCACCACTACCAGCCTGGTCGTGTCGGAGCATTTTGGCAAGCGTCACGACAATGTTTTGCGCGATATAGAGCGTCTGGAGTGCTCAAAAAAGTTTCTTGCCCTCAATTTTGAGGAGGTAACCTACAGATATGTAAACGGCAAAGGCGGAGTCCAGACTGGGCCCGCTTACAACATCACTAAAGACGGCTTCATGTTTTTGGCCATGGGCTTTACCGGCAAAGAGGCCGCCGAGTGGAAAGTTCGGTTTATCGAAGCCTTCAACGCAATGGAGTCAGAGCTGCTGCGCGTTGCCGCGCAAGCCCAGTTCCCCAAGCCTGACGGTACGTTGTTCCTGTCCCACGCCGCCGACATCATGGTTGCGGCTGACCGCACCTTTCGCTCGGTGCTTCGCTCCAGCCGCGCCATGGGCATCAAGCTGCCCGCTGCGCTGCGCCGCGCGCATGAGGTAACGCTACACAAAACCGGGGTCAACATGCTCGACGAGCTGCAGGCCCACGACCACTTGGCAGCGCTAGAAACCCCAGCCAAAGCCAACGCCGCAGACGATGGTGGCCTGCGCGAATTTTGGGCGGCTTATGACGGCGGCGGGCTTCCCGGCGGGGCATGCCTACCGCTGCCGTCCATTTTGCTGCACAAGCTGTATGCGCACTGGTGCCGCCAGCAAGCCCGCCAGCCGCTTGCATTGCCGGTGTGGGCACACGCCTTGGGCAGGTCGGGTGTGGTGCGCAGTGCGCGCAAGCGGTACAAAACAACGGCTGGCGTCACAGTTGGCCCGGCAGTGTTTTTGTTCCCAACCGGCGACAACCGCGCGCCCGACGATCTGGCCGAATCAGTTTGGTTGGGCCAATGCGTTGAGCAAATTCAGTTCGCCTTGCAAGAAGCCAGCATCTAGCAGCCAGCACAAACATGACCACCCCCGCCACGCTCACAAAAACCGCCTTTGCCGCACACCTTGGCGTTGGCAAAAGCTACGTTTCAGCGCTTAACAAGGCAGGGCGGCTGGTGCTGACTGATGACGGCCTGGTGAGTGTGGCGGCCAGTGTGGCGCGCATCAAGGCCACCAACGGCGCGCCCGAGCGCAGCCCTGACAACCTGGTGCCGCGTGAGTTTGCTGACCAGCGCGACCGCGGTGAGCGGCTTAAAAACGAGCTGCTTGAAATGGAAGTCGGCGAAAAGCGTGGCCTGCTGCTGCTGGCCAGCGACGTGCGCGCCGTGGTCGTTGCCGCCGCCACCACCCTGCGTGGCCGGCTGGAGGCGCTGCCCGACCAGCTCGGCCCCCAGCTCGCCGCCGTGTCTGACGAAACGCAAGTCCGCAACCTCATCGCCGCCGAGGTCGAGCTGCTGCTGACCGAGCTGGCCCACCAATTCGGCAAATTCACCCAAGAGGCCGCATAAATGGGCGCACGCGACACCCTTCAAAACCACTACGCCGACAGCCGCCAAGTGCTGGGCGAAGCCCTCGCCCGCGCCCTGGCACCACGCAAACCGCTCAAGGTCAGCCAGTGGGCAGACCTGCACCGCCGCCTGTCCAGCAAGGGCAGCGCGCTTGGCAACACCGCCTGGCGCACTGACCGCAACCCACCCCTGCGTGAGCCGATGGACGCCATGAGTGCCCGCGACAACGCCCGCGACGTGGCCCTTAAATTCCCCATCCAATTCGGCAAAACCGAAGTTGCCATCAACGCCCTCGGCTACACCATGGAACACCACCCCGGCCCGGTGATGGTTTGCCTGCCCGGCGAGGTGTCAATGCAAAAATGGGTAGCGCAAAAGCTCAACCCGATGCTGGAAGAAACCCCCGCCGTGCGTGACTTGCTCAGCAGCACCAACAGCCGCGACGGCGCCAACCGCCGCGAGTTCAAAGACTTCGCTGGTGGCCAGCTGTACATCGAGCACGCAGGCAGCCCGCAGCGCCTGAAGTCCACCACCGTGCGCACGCTGATTGTTGACGAGGTTGACGAATTTGCCGCCAGCCTGACCGGCGGTGATGACCCGCTGGAAATGTTAGAGGGCCGCACCAGCGCCTTCCCCGGCACGTACAAGCGCCTGTACATCAGCACCCCCGGCCTGAAGGGCGTCAGCCGCATCGACTATTTGTGGGACAAGTCAGACCAGCGCCGCTACCACGTGCCCTGCCCACACTGCGGGCATTTGCAGCACCTGCAGTGGTCTGGCCTGCACTGGGCACCGGGCGGGCGCGGCGTGCATTATGTCTGCTGCGACTGCGGCGCGGTGATTGAAGAGCACCACAAGACCGCCATGATCGCCGCCGGTCAGTGGGTGCCTGAAAACCCCGGCGCCCGCGTGCGTGGCTACCACATCAACTGCCTGTACTACCAAATTGGCCTCGGCCCGCGCTGGGCTGACCTGGTTGAAAAGTGGCTTGAAGTGCAGCACGACCCGGCCAAGCTCAAAACCTTCGTCAACGACCGCCTGGCCGAAACGTGGGAAGACCCCAGCATGCGCGCCGTCAAGCACAACGCCATCGCCGACCGGGCCGAGGCCTACCCCCTGCGCCTGGCCCCGGCGGGCGTGCTGGTCGTCACCGCAGGCGTTGACACGCAAGACAACCGCCTGGCAGTGCACATCGTCGGCTGGGGCCGCGGCATGGCCTGCTGGACGCTGGACTACATCGAGCTGCCCGGCGACCCAGCCGACGGCGCGGTATGGACTAGCCTGACCGAGCTGCTGAACCGCCCCATCCAGCACGCCAGCGGCGCGTTGCTGCGCATCGAGGCCTATGCCAACGACGCCGGCGGCCACCGCACAGAGGCCGTGAAAGACTTTGTACGCCAGCGCCGCGTGCGCCGGCCCATGGCGATTTTTGGCGCGGTGGCCAACAACGCGCCGGTGCTCAACAAGGGCAAGATGATGGACGTTGACTGGCGCGGCCGCAGCGACAAGCGCGGCGTGCTGGTCTACCAGGTCGGCACCGTCGCCGCCAAGCAGTGGCTGTTTGGCCGCTTGAGCACCGACGCGGAAAAGTCCACTGAAGACCGGCTCTGCCACTTCTCAGACGAGCTAGACACCAGCTTTTTTCAAGGCCTGGCCAGCGAGACCTACAACCCTGCCAAAAACCGTTTTGAGAAAAAGCGCGGCGCGCGCAACGAGCCGCTTGACACATGGGTTTACGCCTACGCCGCCGCACACCACCCCGAGCTGCGCTTGCACCGCTACCGGGGCAGCGACTGGGACCGTTTAGAGCTGGCCCTGAAAGCCCGCGCCCCGGCGCCGCCGCCCGAGCCTGGTAGCACGCCGCCTGCGGCACCGGTGCAAGCGCCCGCACAAACGCCAGCCGTCAAGACTGCCAGCCCACTACCCGCCCGCCCGTCCCGCAACAACAACCGCAGTACAGCTTGGTAAAACCTATGACAACCACAACCCTGCAGTCCCAAGACCTCACCCAAGACGTCACCCTGGCCAAGCCCACAAGCAAGCCCACAAGCAAGCTCACAAGCAAGCTCACTACAGCCTGGGAGCCCGTGTGCGACGACTTGGTGGGCGACATTCTGGCGCGTGTCATTGCGCTGGCGCCTGCTTTCA